CAAAACGACCCACGTATTGCAGAGAATGCAGGATTAAATCCTGAAATGCTTGGGGGGATGACATCTACTGGTGTTGCTCCAGTAACACCAACTCCAGTAACGGCAACACCTACTACATTCCCAAAGGTTGGAACAATTTTACGTTACAAGCCAGGAAGCAAAAGCGGAACTCGCATTGCAGTATATGCAGATGGTGCTGGTGGAGAATTTGACGGAGGAGAAGAAACCGACCCAGTCGCACCAGGAAGTACTGGATTCTCAGATACTTCTTTAACTGCAAGTACTACTATAACTCTTGCTAAGAATACATTTGCAAATACTCTTGCTTTATTAATAGGCGAAACTGAGGCAGGTCAACCTTGGGTTGACGAATTGCGTGAACTTGCACAAGGGTTTATTAATACTGGTTCAAGTGTTGAAGAAGCAATAAACCTTGCCTTACGCGATGCTAAGGCTAAAGGAAAAGCAGGTAAGTTTGTAACTCGTTTTAGTGCAATCTTTAAGTTACAAGATAGACTTAATGCTGGAGAAACAGTACAGGTCCCATCTATTGCGGACTATGTTAAGTCAGAACAAGCACTTGGAGATGTATTCCGCTCTGTTGGTCTAGGGGACTTAGCAACTCAAGATATGGCTGCAAGGATTCTTGGAGATGCAAACAAGTCTGTATCAGAAGCAACAGACATAATTAATAATGTTTTTATGGCAATTGATAATGCTCCAGGAGCACTTGGTGCCGATTTAAAAACATACCTTAATAAGGGAGTTGACAGAACCTCTATTGCCAAAGCATTACTAACTGGTAAAGAAGGCGCTCTTGAACTTACAAAAAAGGTTAAGAGCATTGAGCAGTTATCTGCCGCCAAATCACAAGGTGTAGGAATTAGCCTAGCAGAAGGTGCAGACCTTGCAGCAATGGGTGCCGACTACGGAACCTCACTTGGTAAGTTTGCCGAAGTTAAACGACTAGAACGTGGACAGTCACTTGGTCGTATGAGCAACATTGACTTTACACAACAAGAGGCAATCTCGTCACAGTTTGCTGGCAACGCTGCTGCAGATGAAAAAATTCGCAGAATCAAAGAACAAGAAGTTAATCGATTCAGTGGAGCATCTGGAAGACTAGCATCACAAAATAGAAGCCGAGACTTCTAAATAGAATCCTGAACGGACCCATCGGCCCCGTCAGAGTAATAGACCGATAGCAAGAGCCAGCCTAGTTCCCCGACTAGTCACTGAGGCTTGCGACTACAACGAATAGAAGGGTGGTTGCTATGAGCAACAACTACTGGGATGACGAAGACGACGATAACGACACAGACACAGATACACCAATGGACGGAAGCGACCTCTTAAAGAAGTTGCGTAAAGCCAAGCGTGCAGATGAGAAGCGTATCAAAGACCTCACAGAGCAACTCGAGACTTTGTCCAAAGGACAGCGTGAGAGAATCGTCAAAGAAACCCTAGAAAAGAAAGGTGTCAATCCTAAAGCAATTCGCTTAGTCCTCAAGGACTTGGATGACGTTAACGAGGAGTCAGTGAATAACTGGCTCGATGATAACGCAGACTTGTTCGGACTGCAAACGCAACAGGATGCACCCGAAGTAAACAGCCAAAACCGTGCAGCATTACGCCAGCAAGATTTGGTTACTCAGGGTGCAACAACACCTGACCGAGCCGAAGATATGTCTATGAGAATTGACAACGCAGAATCTGCGGAAGAAATCATTAATATGATTTACGGTTCACAAAACTAATCATAGTTTCTAACTACTAAAAAAGGAAATAACCTAAATGGCTAACGCATACGTATCCACGGCCTCCGATTCACTCGGCGGTACAATGGGTAGTGCTGGTTTAGTACAGAAGGCTTATGACCGACTTCTTGAATTCGCTCTACGTTCAGAGCCACTAATTCGTTCAGTCGCAGATAAGCGTCCTGCTAAGCAAAGCATTCCAGGTTCAACAGTTGTTCTACAACGCTACGTTGACCTAAACGCACAAACAACTGCACTCACAGAGGCAGTTGACCCAGATGCAGTAGCAATGACTACACCAACAACTGTTACTATTACTCTTAACGAGTACGGTAACTCTGTTCTTGTAACACGTGCTTTGGAACTCTTCAGCCTTGCTGATGTAGACCCAGCAATTGCTAACATCATCGCATTTAACCTTGCAGATTCAATTGACGCAGTAGCAATGGCAACATTGCGTGCTGGTACAAACGTAATCTACTCAGGTTCAACAGCAACATCAACAGCAACAGTTACTGCTGCTGCAACACTATCTTCTGCTAACATCCGCAAGGCTGTTGCGAAGTTGCGTGCAGGTAAGTCAGTTGCTCGTAAGGGCTCACTATACTGGGCTGGACTTCACCCAGAAGTTTCACACGACCTTCGTGCTGAGACAGGTTCTGCTGGATGGCTTCTTCCTAATCAGTACGGTTCTTCACAGGACCGCATCTGGGCAGGAGAAATCGGTACATACGAAGGTGCATACTTCGTAGAGTCACCACGCCTATACACAGCAACAGACGGTGCTTCATCTGCAAAGGTGTACCGCACAATCATCGCTGGACAGCAAGCGCTTGCAGAAGCAGTTGCTGAAGAGCCACATGTAGTCATCGGACCAGTTGTCGACAAGTTGATGCGTCACCGCCCAATGGGTTGGTACGGCGTACTTGGCTTTGCTCGCTACCGCGAAGAAGCACTATACCGAATCGAATCAGGTTCATCAATCGCATAGTTGATTGACGGTTGAGCAGGGGGAGAAATCTCCCTGCTTAGCAGTAAATCCATTAAAAGGAGTAACATGGCAAACTGGACATTCAAACCACCATATGTACTAGAAGGTCCGTCTGGTGGACACAGGTTGTTTTACTTTGCCAATTTACGCAAAGGGATTACAATTGTAAAAAGTGATGGCGAGTATTACCAAACACGTTATCCAGTAGATGAAGATTTACTAGAGTATGAAGAAGTGTATCGTGGTGGATACGAGCATACAGTAAATGATGCAACGAAAGCAGCACTAATTGCAGGGGGCGTAGATGTTACAGAAGCAAACTTTACAGAACAGTGAATGTGACCACATTACAAAAGTAGTAAAGTGGGGGTACAACTTAATAGATGGCGACATGGTTTCATATGTAGCAATGTACGGATGTACTAGATGCAATGAAATATCAGAGAATCCATTCATATCAGAAGATTTCAAAGCAGTAGACCACACCAAGTGTGGCGGTCCATATGAGTGCTTTGGATGCAAGGCTAAAGGTTTACAACTTAATACTGGAGATACAACTAGAGACATTTCTGAAAAGAAATGGAAATCAGAACTTAATGCCTATCAAGATGCAAGAAGCCAGGGCATGCGCCCAGGTGGGACCTCTATGGCACAGATTCAAGCAGCACACGTAGCATCAGAAAATTTAGGTACGGCTTACAATGCTGAGACTATGCCTAAAGCGCATCAGATAAATAAAAAAACCGCCGAAGTAATGAAAGAGATTGGACAAGTATAATGCCAGTAGTAGAAGGCAAGAAGTTTCCTTACACAGCAGCGGGTATGAAGGCTGCTAAAAAAGCATCAAAGAAGCATGAGAAAAAAGAAGGCAAAGTAGAGCGTATGATTGAATATGGTCCTAAGAAGGTAGCGAAGAAAGCAGTTGTCAAGAAGACCGTCGCTAAGCGCGTGGCAAAGAAGACAGCAGTAGTTCGCAAGAAGGGCATGTAATTATGGCTGACGACCGTAAATATAAAACTACTAAAGGCGCCAAGAAAAAAGTAGACCGAATGTCAGAAAAGATTCTAAAAGATTTTGGATTTAATCCTCCAAAAACTAAGGTAGCACCAACCCCTAAGGCAAAAGCCAAGAGAGGCATGTAATCATGGCAGGACTAGAGATTTCACTTCCAGGTGGCGGCAGCAAAAATAGCAAGACTGGAAAGATTACCCCACCAAAGAAAAAGCCAACGCCAACACCTAAGGCTACTGGCACCGCAGCGATGAATGGTGCGCAGTATGATGCATATCTTAAGAAGTTGCTTGAAAGCATGAAAAAAACAAAGCGATGAAAAAGCAAGCATTTTGGGATAAACCAAATCCTAAAAAGAAATCAACCCCTCTAACGCCAGCGCAAAAAACTAAGGCTAAGGCACGTGCTAAAGCAGCAGGTCGACCTTATCCAAATCTAGTAGATAACGCGGCAGTAAAGAAGAAGAAATGAAAGACTCAAGATTGACTCGGGCTGGAGTAGCAGGCTTTAACAAGCCTAAGAAAACTCCAAGCCACCCTACTAAGTCACACGTTGTTGTGGCTAAGGTAGGTAGCCAGATTAAGACCATCCGCTTTGGACAACAAGGCGTTTCTGGCTCACCTAAAAAGGCTGGGGAAACAGCAGCCTACGCGGCACGAAGAAAGTCTTTCAAAGCAAGACACGCAAGTAATATATCCAAGGGAAAACTAAGTGCCGCATATTGGGCAGACAAGGTGAAATGGTAAAATGGCAACAACAAAGAAAAAGACTATTGTAACTCCAGGTACTAAGGTATCACAAAAGACAATTGATGACATCAAGAGACTAGGCATGACAAAGGCCCTAGCACTTGCTGGCAAGAATGGAAAGACAGCAGGAGGACTTGCTAGTGAATTCCAAGAAGGCGTTCGTCGTATGTACGGCGCAAAGCGTTTAGAGACTGCAATGAAATCTGCAGTAGGCACATCAGGTAAGAGCCCGTACCCATTCTCAGGTGCGGCTGGTAAGACTAAGACTGGCGCTAAGCCAACACCTAAAAAGCCTCAGTCAACAACAGACAAGTTGAAGGTTATTGGTGGAACAGTTGCGGCAGTTGGACTTCTAGCAGCATCAAGAGGTAAAGGCGCAGGCGCAGCAGCAAAGTTATCGCCAGCAGTTGGCAAGTTTGCAAAGTCTGGCGTTGGCAAGGCTATCTTTGGTACAGGTGAAAAGATTTCCACCAAGGCATTCTCAACTACAGGTCGCGTTACCGCCAAGGCTGGTAAGCCAGTATCTCAGACACAGTACGATGCAATGAAGGCAGCAGCAAAGGCTAAGGGCATTAAGTTACCTGCCGCTACAAAAGCAGCAACTAAGCC